TCTTTTAGAGAAGAGTTGGGTGTCAAATATTCTGCTCCGTTAAAACTATCTTGGTCACCTAAAGGATAGTAAGCTACAGGTTTTGGACTTAAACTCATTGGGTTTCCTATGCCAGTAGAGCTTGAACCATAAAGAGTTGTTACTTGGCTTGAGGAAAGTGTGTAGTTAAATAAACACATTCCGTCAAGTTGTCCTGTAAAATAGTGACTTATAATTCCTCCAAGATTTCTTGCAGCTATTGTAAGACCTACTCCTCCTGTTTGTATTGTGCCTGTTGTAGAAATAGTATTATCTAAACTACCATCTATATATATTTTTTTATCTCCATTTTTTTCATAAGTACAACATATATGATACCATGTGTTTGTGCTTAAAGAAGTAGAAGAATAAAAATCAGTTCCAGAAGTTAAACCACCTGTGTAAAATCTAATTCTTCCATCACTATAAAAAATAATAACTGAATCTATACCATAGCCAAATATATAACCCTCTGAAATAGTTGGCTTTTTTACCCAAAAAGAATAAGAATGAGATTCTGTAAATATTTGTATATCATTGCCACAATCTATTCTACTACTCCCATCAAAGTCCATAGAATAGTTTGAAACCTTACTTTTATTTTCTTCATTAGGCAAACGCCATTGTCTATTATAGTAGTTGCTCATAATTAATCTCCCATTCTATTCCAGTAAACCAAGTTGCTACCTGATACTGTGGTTAAATCTTTAGTTAAATTAGTTCCTGTTGCGCTGTATATCTCAGATACTTGAGTAGCTGTTAGAGCTGTGTTCCAGATTGCTACTTCATCTATTTGACCGTTGAAATATCTATTTGGTGATGCTGTTGCTCCTATTATAGCTTTAGCATTACTAGATGATGTTACTATCGGTGAACCTGTAGATAAGTTTTCAGCTACTTTAGCTCCATTTAGGTAAAGTTTTAAAGTAGAACTTTCATAAACAGAAACTACATTATACCAAACACTAGTATTTAAACCTGTTGTATATGTTGCTAATGGAAAGGTACTTCCAACTTTAATTCCAGTTTGAAGCTGTCCAGAAGTAGAAAATCTTATAACAAATGACCAATTATCACCAGCATCAACTGATTCTTGCTGAAACAAAACAGCAGCTGTAGATGATGATATACTACTAGCTTTAAACCATAATGAAACACTTGCTGTTGTTGCGGCATCAAATGTAGATTTTAAACTTGTTCCAACATCTATATAATCATTTGAACCATCAAAGTTCATACTATAATTATTAGCAATACCAGCTAAAGCAATTTCTACAGTTTGAGTAGATGTATTTGGGCAAACACTTGAACCACTTGAAGTAGTATCATAAGTAATTGTATGAGTAGCAATAGTTGAAGCACTTAAATCTATTTCTCCAGTAGTTGAATTAATTACTAAACCAATTGTTCCGCTGAACGTTCCACCTGTTAATCCTGTAATAGTTGGAGTTGGGTCTGCATCTGTTGGCTCATAACTACTTGCTGAATAAGCAAAGGCAGCATTATCTAAAGCATTTAAAGTAACATTTGCAGTAGCAGTATCTGAATCAGTATCTGTATATGTAATAACATAAGTTGCACCATCAGTAGAAGCATCAACATCAATAACACCTGTTGAACTACTTGTATTTGAGCCACTATCTGCAAATATTATTCCAGATGTAGAGCTAAATGTACCAGCACCAGTATTGCCAGCTACTGTTGGTTGTGGTGTATCTCCAATGCCATCACAATATGCACTTGCTGAGTAAGTAATAGAAAGTGCTAAACCACCCTCAATATTAGTATCTCCAGCAGGTGATGTTTCATAAACTTTACCCCAATTATTAGCAGAATTGGTTTTACCTTTTCCCCAATCATTAGTGTTTTCTACTGCACCTTGTCCCCAATTTATTGTGTTATCTGGCATAATATATTTTTAAAGTACCCAACCTCCAAAATCTGCAACATCATCTGGATACATATCCTCTTGAGAATTACTATAATACTCAGGTATTAACCCAGCTGCGTTGTTTTGCATATAATCTATAAATCTATTAGTGTAAAACTGTGCTGTTGTTCTGCTTCTTTCTACTAAGCTATCTACGTGTTCTTTTGTTAATGCTGTGCTATTTTCAGGGTTTTTAGTATATATACCACCATTTGAAATATTAACACCCGCATACGGTAAGTATTCAACCATACTCCAATGTAAGAGCATACTTTTAATGTAATCATTTACCAAAGCTAAATAAGGATTTGCTAAAGTACCAGCAACTATTTCATTTTGTATTTTAACATATAAATCAGTACCTAAGTAATTCTGAATATGTATATCCTGTGCTTGATTTATAAATGGTAACAGCTTATCATTATCTATATTACCATTAGCAGCAGTAAATACTGAAATATCGTGTCTTGTTACAAATAGTGCTTTACTCATTTTACAAATCCTTTTTTATTCCAATATGCAGCAGTATAGCCAGCATACTTCATATTTTTTGGTGCAATAGATACTTTCTTTGCGTTAGTTTCTGGTCTAAAACCTCTTTTAATAGCTTGTGTTGTACTTATTGCTTCGCCTAAACTTCTACCACCTTTTCTTGCATACAGTTTACGTGTCCACCTATGGTTGCATCTCGCACCGCCTTTGTAAAGCCAGATTGAATATGTGTCAGAACCACCTTTACCAAAACCAGCATTTACAGGTTTTTTACCCATCTCAATAATATCTTCTTTTCTATATACTTTTTTAGCAGCCATCATTTTATCGCAAAATGTTCTTGAGCTACTTGCTGGATTAGGTGCTGCTTCATACATATATCTAACTAAAAACTCAGTACCTTCTTCTGTTTTCTTTTTAGAAGTTCCATCTTGTTCACTCTCTCTATATGGTTTAGCACTACCTGTACTTGCAAACTCTTTTTTAGATGTTTTATTTATTTCTGTTACTACAAAATCAAGTTCTTCTTCTAAATCATAATCAACTTCAGCACTATGAACCATTTCATAATCTTTTAATAATTCCTCTTCATCAATACCTAAATCAATTAATTCATCTAAAGCAGTTCTTTTAGAATTAGCAGCCATTAATTCTAATTCAGTTTCCTCATCTTTTATTCCTGTTTGCTCTTCTTCTACCTCAGCATTATCAATATCTTCTAAGTCCATAAACTCAAGTGGCTCAATAGTTTTAAAATATAGATTTAAACTAATATCATTAACAGCTAACATTTCATCAATAGAATCAATAAGCAAGTTTTGATAAGGTTGTATAACAACATTATTAAACAATCTACTTGCATTTTGTATCTCATCTGCATTATTACCTAAACCATTATTTCCATCTCTTAAACCAATTAATAAAGGCGAAGTAACACGATGTGTAAGCATTATTTTTTTAGAACATTCAGAACTTAAATATTCGTAGTGCTGAGGTGCATTATCAAGTGGTATATCTTCAACAGTTGTTTTACTTTCTGCATTATTGTTAAATGCAACAATTACCTTTTCACCATAGCTACCAGTTAGCTTTTGCATTACATCATTCTTAATAGCTAATTGTTTTTCTCTATCTGGCACGCCATTATTAAAATTAACCACCTTTGTGCCACTAAAAGAGTTTTGTGTCATATTAATTAAGTAACCAGATATTTCACTTTCTAATGTAGCATAAGCAGTATTATAATCTGCTGGTGAATAGTAGTAAAATCCAGTAACATATCTTTTTACAATATAAATTTCATTTTGTGCGCCACTACCAAATACAGGAAACTTTTTTAATTTACTATTTCTTTGTACTTTACTCCAATCAGGTGCATAATAATAATTCTTTATCTCACCTTTATCATTCATCTTTTCAGCTCTTAAAGTTTCACGAGGAAAGTGTGTAATAGCTGATATTTTATTACCTGTGTATGTTACTTGAAAACTTGCTTCTCCTAATAGTTTTAAATCTTGACAAACTTTTCTTAAGCAATCATTTTTAATTAAACTTTTCATTTGTGCATACTGTTCTGGTTTTTTATTAGAATCAGTAGCATCTAAACCTTTGCCATATATTTGATTAACAACGCCATTTATTACCGCTTGATTTGTAGTGCTATCCATGTAGCAATCTATCAAGTTTTGATAGTAGTCATTGTTATCGCCTATTGATACATAATTTTTATTACGTTCTTCTGTAATAGTAGGCCGTTCATATTGATTAAGTTGTATTAAGTGTAGATTATCCATAATATACAAAGTTGTTATCTCCTGTACTTTGTTCTATATAAACACCATTTGAAATTTCATAATCTGAAAGTGTTTGGTCAGAACAGTACATTTTATCTTTAAAAATTATTGCGTTGTCTGTTGTATTGGTGATTGTAATTGTATAGTAATTATTTTCAATTAATGCTTGAGTAGTTGAATATTGATAATAGTAATCCAGCTCAGAAAATGTTGCATCATTATCTGTTGCTATAACTTTATTTTGAGCTTCTGATTTTATCACTAATTTATAAGTTTTACTACCAGTTATTGTTTCTCTTGGTATAAAGTTAATAATTCGTGTGCCACTTGTAGTTAATATTTGCATATTTTTTTAATAAAAAAGGGGTGGCTAATCACTTCCACCCCTCAATCAAACTATATATTATGAATCACACAATTATATTAATCGCGTCTTTTTTAACTATTTGTACCTACAGTAACTGTTACAGTTGCAGAACTCATTCCAGCAAGAGGGTCAGCAGAAGTACCACCAGCAATAAAATTAGCTGGTTCTAATTCTTGCCCTGTTAGCGTTAATGAATAACCGCTTAAGTCACCAAAAGCTGTACCAGTAGCTATACTTCCACCAGTCACTTCCATTCCGTGTTCTAAACCACATAAAAAGAAATTTCCGTTTCTATCTTCTACACAAACGTGAGGTCTACCGTAAGCCATCAGTTTCAATTCCTTATTATCTTCTTTAGATAATTTAGGTAGTGTTAAAGTTAATGTTTCTTCAAAGAATGTTGTACCATTCTCTCTACTTGAGGTAATAGCAGTTTCTAAACTATTAGTACCTTTTAAATCGTATTGTAGTAGAGTTATAGTACCTGTCATGTCTGTAATTTCATCAGCAGTTTTTGTTACAGTGCCAAGCTCTCCAAAATCGCAGAACCAAGCTCTAACAATACCGCCAATTACATCTTTACAAGGTACTTTTCTACCAGCCGTTAAATCACATGCCATTTGTTATTGTTTTAAATTAAGGGAGCATTTCAGCCCCCTGTTATTAATTAATTATTAGGCGTGGTATAAAACTATATCAGAACCTATTCCGTATTGTACTCCAGAAGTAAATCTCATTATTACTCTGACATTTTGTGAACCGTCAAGGTCAGCCATATCTAATACTTTAACTTCATTCATATCTGATAATAAAC